TTCTTGTATCAAGTGAAGAAAATATTCTTTTATGTTCAGGAAAGCACATGATAATGAAAACCGGCTCACAAGAGCCGGGGTTGTTGTTTTTAAATCCCTCCATTGAAAACGTGTCTGACGTTTCAAAAAGTGTCGAAGAGTCCGAACTAGACCGAAACAAAAAGAAAAAGACGATCAATAAAATCGATCATGGAAAAAAGGACTGTGATATTTAATCAGTCCTTTTTTCTGGGTCTTTATCATGTTCAGGGCATGGTTCGTGTGATGGAAACACAGTATTAATAGATGGAATTGTTGTCTCTACTGGTTCTGAATCACTATGTGGCTGTTCTACATCTATCTTATCGTAAGTTTCTAAATCTGGAATATTAACAATATTAGGCTGTGATGGATCAGCCGATGATGCAGGAGCAGCCGAGCCACCAACGTTCTGTAGTATCATGGAATAGTTCATGGTCATAGTAGCACCAGCAGTCATGTTAATATTAGATGATGAGTTTACATTAGCTTGGCTTCCAGCAGTAGCATTGAAGTTAGCTCCACTGTTCAAATTCATATCCGCACCTGAAGTGATGTTAGCCATAGTACCGCTATTCACGTTGAATAGATCAGTGCCAAGATTATATTTGTTAGTGGCAATAACTTGTATGTCATCTTGCGACAAAGTATGTTGTCTTCCTACTTTTTCACTTTGAATTCCCGCTACGTTAATTGTTTGATCCATTTTAGTTTTATGAATAAAATTATAGTTTTCCATTTTGGTATTGGCAACACTTTTCATAACAATATTCCTGCCAGATTCAAATATAAGATCATTGTCTGCACGTAAGTTTATATCACCCTTACTTCTCATAGCGATACCCTGTTCACCATAAATCATGATCTTACCTTCGTCATCTATTTCAACCCAACCTTTACCAGATTTGTTGATCATGTACACCATTCCATTACTATCATCCAGTAAAACTTGCACACCTGATCTAGAACGCAACCTTATTTTTTCATCGCCTTGAGTATCTTCTATTGACCAATAGTGGCCTTTAGGACTTAAGAAACCAGATACTTTAGGGGTGTCTTCCGAACGAACACCATGTTGTGAAAAACCTCGAACCTTATCATTTTTTAAACCTTGATTTCTTATAGCTTCATAGTGAGGTTTATGATAAGGCTTTGCCTGTTCTGCATCTGTAGTTGAACTAGGACTTTTCTTATTATATTCTGCCGTTGGTGCTGGTATATCCTTTTGGAAACTGTCACCAACAGGTATATTTGGAATCATATGATTCATGTCTTGTTGATAAAGACAGCCTATCCATACCCCACGAGAAATATGTCCGTTAATGAACATTACTAATACTACTGTGTCAATATCAGGGGGTACTGCCCAAAATCCATAAGATTTTTGGGTTTTTTCATACGTGTTTTCAGTATCAGTAGTTGATTGTGCGGAAGCTCCTGCGAATGGAGAACCATATATTACTGCGATAGTTTCAGTGTCAGATGAACACAGTTCAGGAATCCAAACGTCAAGTCTTCCCATTCTTTGGTAGTCTGAGCTATTTTTAACAAAGCCCATGTACAAACCTGTAAGTCGATTATTTGATGAATCATATTCTCTATCATTTCTCATTCGCTATCACCTTGATTGTTATCGTTGTCACCATATTTATTCAAGAACGTTCCACCATCTACGTCGTGAATACGAGAACATTCGAGCTTCTGGGTGAATTTACCTGAGTTAAATGATGATGTTACATTAACAACGTAATATAATCCCGAGAACATATAATCGTTACGTATTCCTTTTTCTTGAACTTCGTTTGGGAATCCAGTCACAAAACCAATAACATTTGATTTAAGGTTACTTAGTCTTTCACCACTATTTTCTTCATAGTTGCCGTTGATAGGAGACAACCAAAAAGGATCACCTTTAATCTCTAAATCTAATTTTAATGCTGAGAGATATAACTTGTTTCTGGTATTTCTAAGTAGGTCGTACATTTCTTGTGATTTTGAACCAGCACTTTCAGGGGCGGAAGAAACAGGTACTGATCCTTGGTTGTCCCGAGCAAATCTATACATATATTTAAATTTTGCAAGTCTTTCTATAGACGCTACTGTTACGTCATCTACATACATTTCTGCCCCTTGATCCAATTTTCCCCTTGAATCAGATTGAGAAAGTAAAGGGTCGTATTTACTTATACTTGTAGACTGTGATAGACCGGGGTTATCCTGTTGGAAAAATGCCATATGCTGGACGTTTTGTTTATTTTCTGGGTCTAGGCGATTTTCACCTTTATTGATTGTATCTGAGTTAGCAGAATTAGAATATAAATTTTCATAGCGTGTTAGTTTATTGAAATACAACTTGTTTGTTTCTATGTTTGCTGTTAATACTTCGGTGTTTGTTCCAGTAAAGTAATGTGTATATACCCTTCTAAATTTTGTATTTTGATCGTCTATTAATTGCTTAAGAGCTTCATTAGATGTAAGACCTCTGTTACGCATTAGTGCAATAGGAGTTCTCTTAATAACCCATGTTATTTCATAGGTATATTCGCCTGCCGCAGGATTATAATTTTTTACATTTACCTTTGGATCAATTTGAAACGCCAGACCAAAGACTTTGTTTGGTTCATCACCTTCTCTGGACAATTGCCTTTGAAATTCTGGTGAGGAAATTAATACACTTTCTATAATCTTAGGTATAGTTAACTGACTTGATATGGAGTATGAAGAACCACTACCTCCACCTTCTTCCCGGCTTGCAGACCTATTGAAAAGAAGATGCTTAGGGTCTGATGGTGCGGTTAGTGTCATTGCTTTTATATCCTCCGAGGCTTCAAACTTATGCGTAGTAGTAAGAACGTCACCGCTTGATTTATCTTTCTTGGCCTCTTCGTTTAAACCTGACTCAAACTTAGTTAGAAAGGCGGCAAAATCTTCACATGCATCGATAGTCATCGCACCTAGTGTAGAGTTATATGCTTGTCTATTTGAATTGAAAAGAACGGCAGCATCGATAGAATAACGACTACCACCACCATCTATTTCAGTGTTAACATTAGTTATTTGGATTGGTATAGATATGGTTTGTGCAGTTTCTGCATCGCCAGTCGTACCATTCCAACCTTTAAATTTAATTTCAAATATAAGAAAAGGTGATGAAAAGAATCCTTCCCAACCACACATTGTTCCAGCCGCTACCATCGATTCAATAAATGAAAAGCCTTTAGGTTGAGTAATTTTAAAACCCATGTTAGTAATATAGGTAGCATCGGTGGTTGATGGTCTAGACGTAATAGACACGTCATCTATTTTAAGATTAGTAACACCAGTTTCTGCGATTATAGCTCTAGGTGAATTCTTAATCGCAGAGCTATTGTGAATGATATTAAAATCCGTAGAATTTTGTGAAATTGAGTTATAAGCATCTTTACTAATTGCATATAGCTTAAAATTATACGTGTAGGATGAGTATCTATTTAATATGTTCCCACTGGTTGGATTCAAATTGAATTCGGCCATTACAGTCCTCTTATAGCTCGTTTATTTGGGAGACGTATTTCTTTTCCTTCGACAAAATCAAAGATAGGGTCTTCGAGTACGTCCATATTTCTTAATATAAAAACATACCAATAGCCGCTATCTCCATACAAGTCTTTAGCTAGTTTGTCCGGCCTATATTGGTATTTTAACTCGATGGTGTAATATTTATCATCTGGATTTTTAGGTATTTCTGGCTTATCAAGTATATCCAGATAATAATCTTTTATATTTGTAAGATAATACGGTGAAGATTCAGGACTCATAGGTAACCCTTCTTAATTAAGCTTCCGTTTGCAAAGCTATTTAAACTAAATTCTCTTTTAATTTTAGATGGTGTTGGCATATAAGTAAGTGTGATGTTTATATCCATGATCAACGGCACTTGTGTACCAAAACTGGTCTGTACATAGTCCACGTTATCTTGAAGCTGTATTGTATATGTTCTTATTGCAACAGGCACATTGTTAAACATATATTGCCCATACGCCGAGAAATTCATAATTCGTGGTGGTAAGCCTGCATCAGGATCATTTTGACCATAATTCATTTTAGTAAATGTTCTGAAAAACTGCATAACGGCTAGAGTGTAATCAGCCTTCTCTCTTGTTTCGGAAGTAAGTCGTGCTGCTTGTATTTGGAAGTCACTTATAGATGACTTTTGATATGCGTTCAACTCATAGTTGGAATGCATCAATTCATATGCTGTATA